AAGTATCTAATAATAGGCCAGGGCTGTAAATGGGTAGTCGTAGATCACCTCCACATGCTTGCTTACTCCGCAGGACTTAAAGACAACAACGAAGTATCAACCATTGATTACATTATGAAATCTTTAAGAACTTTAGTTGAGGAGACAGGAGCAGGTTTGATACTGGTGTCGCACTTAAGACGGGTGGATGGTAACAGAGGCCATGAAAACGGTATCGAAGTTAGTCTGTCACACCTTAGAGGCTCACAAGCTATCGCACAAATCAGCGACTGCGTTATTGCTTTAGAGCGTAACCAACAAGCCGATGATGATGAGGAGGCCAACACAACACACATGCGAGTCTTGAAGTCTAGGTATACTGGAGATGTTGGCATGGCTTCGCATCTGCTTTACAATAAGAAAACCGGGCGTTTAAAAGAGATAGACATCGATGATGTTGATGATGAACTGGAGCCTCTAATATGACTGCGCTAGTATTTGATATAGAAACGGACGGCCTCACACCAACGAAGATATGGTGTATGTCTACGTTTAATGTGGATACCCAAGAACACAAAGCCTTTGGGCCTTTGGAGCTTGATGAAGGCTTGGAGACTTTGAAGTCTGCTGATAAACTAATAGGTCATAACATCTTAAACTTTGATATTCCTATTATTAAAAAGTTAAAAGGTCTAGATCTTACTGACAAACATATTGTCGATACTCTGGTGCTTTCAAGATTATTTAAACCTACAAGGGAGGGCGGTCATGGCTTAGAGGGTTGGGGCTATAGACTTGGCTACCATAAAATGGAGTTCGATGATTACTTTAAATATTCTGATGAGATGCTAAAGTATTGTGCACAAGATGTATTAGTAAACTCTAAAGTATATCGGGCGTTGAAGGGAGAAAGCAGAGGCTTTAAAATAGATTCTGTAAATTTAGAGCACGAAACTGCTGTCATTATTGATGCCCAAATAAAGTATGGGTTTATGCTAGACCAAGTTAAAGCGTCTGATTTACTAGAGAAACTGTCGAGTGCAAGCAATTCTTTGTATGATGAGATACACGCTGAACTAGGACAAGAGACTGTTTCGTATACGTTAGAACCAATATATTTAAAAAGCGATGGTGGCCTCTCTACAATGGGAACAAGGATTTCAAAGGCAAAAGATCCTCAAGATAGGGTTACCTCAAGAGTCAAATTAACAGAGGAACAGCTCGAATTTTTTTCAAGAAGGCCTGGGGCCACTCTAGATGTCACTGAGCCTGTAGAGTTCAACATATCTTCACGACAACAGGTAGCCGCTAAACTTATAGGCTTGGGTTGGGAACCTAAGAAGTTTACGCCAACGGGACAACCGCGTGTTGATGAGGGTAATCTAAGGATGGTAACAGGAATCCCAGTTGCCTTGAAAATCTCTAGATACTTAAAGCTAGAGAGTCGTATAACAGATATACTGGGTTGGTTCAAAGTCTTAGACACTGACACAGGAAGGGTGCATGGTTGGGTAAATCCTAATGGGACGGTGACGGGCCGTATGACGCACAGTAAACCTAACATGGCAAACATACCCAGGCCACCTAAGGAATTTGGTAGAATCTTTAGGAGTTGTTGGACAGTACCAAAAGGGTATAAACTGGTAGGCATCGACGCTAGTGGCCTTGAGCTACGAATGCTTGCTCATTACATGAACGATAAGGACTATATAGATGAAATCATTAACGGAGACATACACACCACTAATCAACAGCTTGCAGGACTTGAATCAAGAGATCAGGCGAAAACTTTCATTTATGCGTTCTTATACGGGGCAGGAGATGAAAAGCTTGGAAGCGTGGCTGGAGGAGGTAGAAGCGTTGGAAGTGAACTTAAACAATCATTTCTCGATAATCTCCCATCACTCCGAACTCTTAAGAATAGCGTTACTAGAAAAGCGGCAAAATCAAAATTCCTGAAAGCCTTAGATGGTCGTAAGTTGTTTATAAGGAGCGAACACTCTGCATTAAATATGTTGCTTCAAGGTGCTGGGGCCATAGTAATGAAGAAGGCTTTAGTAATATTTAATAATAAACTACAGGGAATGGACGCTAACTTTGTAGTTAATGTGCATGATGAGTTCCAAGTTGAGGTGAGAGAAGACTTGGCAGAAACCGTGGGTAACCTGGGCGTAGAGTCTATAATTGAAGCTGGTAAAGTTCTTAAACTTAACTGTCCTCTTGACGGGGAATACAGAATAGGAGATAATTGGAGTGAAACACACTGAAGAATATAATTGGAGCCACAGCAGAACAAACTCAAACGGAGAAGAGATATTCAGACATGATACAAATGAATCCCGTGAAGATGTTATAGACTATTTAGAAGAACAAGAAATTAAATATGAAAGAAAGGATGGCGCTAGTATGCTGTGGATATTCTATGGAAATAAAGAATATATGTATTATTATACTACAGGAAGATGGGCTGTTAAATCAAGAGGATGGCCCCCTATCAAACATTACAGGGCTAAAGGTATAAAAGATTTTTTAGATAGGTTTGTACTTAACGAGGAAGGCTAAAATGAAACACACTAACTACCCTTATAAAAGATATTTAGAAAATAAAGCTAGAGTAACCCTAAACGGTAGGAGATACAGGCTAGGAAATCCTAACCATCCTTATAATTCAATTTACAAAAGGCGTGGTATGGAAGCAGCTTTTACAGTAATGGAGCTTATTCCTTCTGGACTAGAACAAATTAAATTAGCTGTAAGTAATCTTTTTGCTGAAGTAAAAAGTGGGCATGTATATGTGATGCTTAACCCTTCGTTTTCTGGATGGGTTAAAGTAGGAATGGCTGTTGATGCCGAAGATAGAATAAAACAATTCCAGACAGGTTCTCCCCATAGAGATTATAATTTAATAAAATATTATACGGTTTCTGATAGAAGAAAGGCTGAAAAAAAAGCACACGATACGCTTACTATCGAAGGAAGAGAGCGTAAAGGAGAATGGTTTTATATGGAACCTGCCTCAACAGTTAAAGAATTAAATAATTTATTTGGGGAAGGAGCACAGCTTGAACTATTTTAAAAATACTGGAGCATAAAGAATGAAGACATTAGACACATTAGTAGAAGACATCTATGAAAGTTTAGAACCTTTGAATTCTGGAGGCAGTCTATCTTTGACTGAGGAGGATGTTGATAAAGTCGGAGAAGACATTAAGGAGGCTTTAAAGCACTGGGCCTGGCCCTCCGAAAGAAACTCCGAATTCTCGATGCGTATGTCTAATATCGGTAGACCTGCTAGGCAGCTATGGTTCGAGAAGAAAGCTAAACATGTCAGTAATTTTAAACCCTCAGACCAGATAAGATTTTTATACGGACACATCTTAGAATCAATTGTCCTGATGCTTGTACGTTTGTCAGGCCATGAAGTCACTGATGAACAAAAGGAAGCTACCGTTAATGGTATCAAAGGCCGTATAGATTGTAAGATCGGCGGCGAAATCGTAGACGTTAAGACAGCTTCTAGGTTCGGGTTCAATAAGTTTCAAAACGGATCTCTAAGAGAAGATGATCCTTTCGGGTACTTAGCACAGCTTGCTGCTTACGAAGAGGCTGAAGGTACTTCTAATGGGGGCTTCCTTGTTATCTCTAAAGAATCAGGAGAACTTTGTTTCTACCAGCCCGAAGACCTCGACAAACCTAATGTGGTTTCAAAGATAGATAAGCTTAAGAAATTCTTAGATATGTTAAGTCCTCCTGGGCTGTGCTATAATCCAGTACCGGAGGGCAAAAGTGGGAACATGAAGCTACCTAAAGGCTGCTCATTCTGTAATTATAAGTTTGAATGCCATAAAGATTCTAATGATGGAGAAGGTCTGAAGACATTTAAATACGCGAGAGGCCTTGTATATTTGACCGAAGTAGCCTCGATGCCTAAAGTAGCTCAGGTATTATAATGAACGAAAAGAAGATGCGTAAAATAAATAGGAGGGTCGATGAAATACTCGTTAGCTGGCTCAAGACTTTGGTATCTCCAGAAGAAGCTAAAGGAATTAATATGGATAACATAAGTTCTTTAATGCCTGATCAGAATTACTATGATAAAGACACAGGTATACGCCTTACTACCTTTTCTAAAAGGAACATCAAAAAAGAATTAAAGTCTTTAGTATCTAAAGGCGTTGATATTAATACAATAACTTGGGAGAATTTTAATGGACGTTGATATGCCAGTTGAATATATCATCTGTGGTTTAGCAGATTTATTGCGGGAGGAGGGGTTGGCCCTGTTACCAGTAGAAACGCTTATAATTTTGAAAAACGTTTTAGATCAGGAAATCTCAATGGGAAGAACCGTGCATTGAAGGTTAAAAGAGGTAAACGTGTACCAAGAATCCCCCGCCCTATCGAAGAAAATCTTGTCAAAGGATACGACTCTAACTGGGAATATGTCCTACATTCTGGTATACTTAAAGATTGGGAACATCACACCAATAAAGTCCCCTACATTGTAGAACATACTTATGAGCCTGATTTTGTCAGGAACCTGGAAGGTAGGAAAATCCTATTAGAATCCAAAGGACGTTTCTGGGATTACGCAGAGTACAGTAAATATATCTGGATTAAGAAGGTTCTTAAGGAGGACACTGAACTGGTGTTCTTATTCTTAAAACCTTCAGCGCCTATGCCACAAGCAAAAAGAAGGAAGGACGGGACAAAAAGATCACATGGAGAATGGGCAAGCGCCAACGGATTTAGATGGTTCAGTACTGAAAGCATACCAAAGGAGTGGATAGACAATGAAACAAAAGACTAAAAAGAAACTTAACGATGTAACCCCAGAGGAGTGGAATTCGGTAGCTCCCTACAAGCCTGATAATGTGAACAATCCACCGCACTATAACAAGGGGGACATAGAATGCATCGACGGGATAGAGGCTATGTTAACAGGCGAAGAGTATATCGGTTACTTACGAGGAAACAGCTTGAAGTACCGTTGGAGGTTCAGATACAAGAACGGCATAGAGGATCTCCAGAAGGCTGCTTGGTACGAGAACAGGCTGGTGGAGTTTCTAGCGAAGGAAAGGAAGTAGAGGATGGAGCAGAACTACATCGACGCTAAAAAGGAGCGCAGAGATAAGTACGATAAGAAGGTTAAAAAGAAAGTATCCAAGCAAGAAAAGAAAAAACAACTTCAGCAGAATAAGGATCAGGAGCAAATGACAAATGACAGAAACAGATAAACTTTTCGTGCGCTTTTGCCAGCATAAGTATTTTGAATACTGTGACGAGAAAAGAGATAACAAGGAACAAGATCAAAAAAAGAATTACACAGCCTATGTAGCTGGCAACTATGAAGTTTTAATAGAGGAGTTTGAGAAAGACAATGGATCAATATCAAGAATACATACATAAGAGCAGATACGCCAGATACTTAGACACCAAACAGCGTCGAGAAACTTGGGAAGAGACAGTCAATAGATACTTAGATTTCTTTATAGATAGAAAACAAATAGACGAGCTAGACGCTGCTGAATTGTTTAACGCTATTTCCAGCCATCAAGTTATGCCCTCTATGCGCTGCCTGATGACTGCTGGAGAAGCTTTAAAGCGTGACAACGTAGCAGGGTTTAACTGTAGTTACCTTCCTATAGACAGCCCTAGATCGTTTGACGAGCTTATGTATGTCTTGCTATGTGGGACTGGGGTTGGTTTTAGTGTAGAAAGAGACTATGTAGATCAACTTCCTGTAGTCGCTGACAGCTTCCATGAAACCGATACCACTATAGTAGTAGCAGATAGTAAGATAGGCTGGGCAAGCGCCTTCAGAGAGCTTATAAGCCTCCTGTATGTTGGTAAGATACCTAAGTGTGACCTATCTCGTGTACGTCCTGCCGGGGCTAGGCTGAAGATCTTTGGAGGCAGAGCCAGTGGGCCACAGCCTTTAGCAGACCTATTTAACTTCACTGTTAAACTGTTTGAAGGTGCGCCCAAGCGGAAGCTAACCTCTTTAGAATGTCATGATCTAGTCTGTAAGATAGCTCAAGTTGTTGTTGTTGGTGGAGTCAGACGATCTGCTTTAATAAGCTTAAGCAATGTAACAGACAATAGAATGGCTAATGCTAAGACGGGGGTTTGGAGAGCTACCCACGGACAAAGAGATTTAGCAAACAACAGTGCGGTCTACTCTGACAAACCAGACTTTGGTACTTATTCAGATGAAATGAAAAGGCTTTACGATTCTAAAAATGGTGAAAGGGGTATCTTTAGTCGGATAGCCGCACAAAGCATAGCGGCCCGTAACGGACGTAGAGATGCTGACTGCAAGTTTGGAACCAATCCCTGCTCTGAGATAATCCTAAGACCTTATCAGTTCTGTAATCTATCTGAAGTTATTGTACGGGCCGACGACACCAAAGAAACCTTATTAGAAAAAGTAGTGCTTGCCACTACATTAGGAACCTTACAGGCTTCGATGACTGACTTCAGATACCTTAGAACCATATGGAAAAGGAACACAGAAGAAGAGGCTTTGCTGGGTGTTTCGCTTACCGGGATCATGGATTGTAAGCTAACTAATGGGTCTACAGGCTATAAAGAGCTTGGTAGTTTACTTAATTCTTTGAAGGAAAAGGCCATAGAAACGAACATTAAGTGGGCAAAGAAGCTTGGAATAGGCGCTTCTACGGCAATTACGTGTGTAAAGCCCAGTGGAACTGTCTCACAATTGACAGACAGCGCCTCTGGAATACACCCAAGGTTCAGTGAATACTATATAAGGACTGTTAGAGCCGATAAGAAAGATCCACTGGCTGCTACAATGCTTGAGGCTGGCTTTCCTGGTGAAGAAAGTGTCTCTGACAGCTCTAGCTGGGTGTTTGCGTTTCCTCAAAAGGCCCCAAAGAATGCGGTGACTGTTGAAAGCATGGGAGCCTTAGAGCAGTTAAGACTGTGGAAGGTTTATCAAGATCATTGGTGTGAGCATAAGCCCTCGATGACCTGCTATTACAACGACAATAACTTTTTCTCTGTGTGCCAATGGGTGTGGGAGAATTTTGACAGTGTTAGCGGTATTTCATTCTTGCCTGAAGCAGACCATATGTACCAGCAAGCACCGTATCAGAAAATAGACAAAGCGACTTATATGAAACAAATTAAGGCACTTCCTAAGAATTTCAAGTGGGATATAAATGAATCAGAAGATAACACAGAAGGATCTCAGACACTTGCATGTGTTGGAGGTGTGTGTGAAATATGAGAGGGAATTTAATATCGTTCCAAGTATTCATAGACCCTAGTGGTGCTATAATGACTGAGCTTAGTGGTCTACCAGACGAAGAAATAGACAACGTTTTTAAAGATACTTACACTAGAAATTATATAAGAGTTTTACTGAGAGAAGGACATAACAGACTAGATACACTTCACGATTATTTGGAAAAGGAGGTACAGGCATTATGACAGATTTAAGGCTTCAGGGAAAGGTTCTACAGGGAGAGAGAGACTGAATATCAAAGCTGTTAAATAGTATCTCTTTTAAAAGCTTGTTGTTGTATCAGGTTTAGTTGCCCTTCTAAGTGCCTAGTATCTTCGCACCAACAGTCTTCATGGGAGCCGACGCTCTCACATATGTAAGTGTAGAACTTGGGGCATAGGTCTGCCTTTTTATTTAAAGTAGCTGTGCAGCCTACCAGAAGCAGCACACTAATAATTAACCTCATCAACATCGTCTATATATTCCTGTTCAGCTTTCGTAAGAAGATAGCATAGAAAAAGAATAAAAAGAATTGCCAAGCTTTTAAAAATCCTCTCCAGCATATACGTTAATCCCAGAATTCACTATTTATATTAACCATCTTTGGAAGACAATAAGCAGTTATATTTTGTTGAGGGTTTCGTCTGCTGTCGCTAGGC